TCAGCTAGCTGGAAACTTTTTATACAGAGTTGAGAGCCCTACTCCATACGTTTTTGATACGCTTTGTCGTGATTCACCGGTTGCCATCCGCTCCCCCATTTCCCGCCATTGCTCATCCGTGAACTTAGGCCTGCGACCACCAACTCGCCCTTTTGCCCTGGCTACGGCCAGCCCTGCTAAGGTACGTTCGCTATTAAGATCAGATTCATATTGTGCTGCGGAAAGGATGTTACGAAAGTTATAGCGGCCGCTGGCTGTTTTGAGATCCACGCCATCGGTAATACTGCGGAAGTTGATACCCTTTTCCTGTAACTGCTGGAACATCAACAGCGCATGCAGAACGTTGCGGCCTATCCTGTCCAGCTTCCAGACCACCAGTTCATCCCCCGGCTGCATAGTGGCGATCAGCCGTTTTAGAACCGGCCGATTCGATTTCCTCCCGCTGGCATGCTCTTCAAAAATTTTCTCACAACCCGCTGACTTGAGCGCCGTTAGTTGCAATTCAGTGTCCTGGTGGTTTGTTGATACTCGGGCATAACCGTAAATCATGGGATTTCTCCTGTTATGAAAACAGGAGAAACGGCGAAGCATCACCAGATTTTTGATGGTTATAAAAAAGGTTGGATTTGGAGAACGGTTACTGGAGGCTGATGGGTACTTTGAATTACCGGGAGGATTGCTGCTGCAATGGGGGCACGGCTCGGTTCAGGCGACCAATGCTACGGTAAGCTTTAAAAAACCGTTTAATGTCACCCCATTTATCGTTCTTCCGCATAAAATCACAGCTGACCATCGGTATGTAACATCTGTTAATTACACGCAGACCGGGTTTAGTCTCTATGGCTGGGGTGGAAACGGTACGGCAAACAATATTGACAGCTACACCTATCTTGCGCTGGGGATATAAGAGAAAGCCGCAAACAGCGGCTTTTTGTTACGGTTGCGGAGGCCACAGAATATCGGGGGCTTTTGAGGTATCAACGCGCATCAGCAGCACCCGGTATTTTTTCCATTCAGATAACGCGGCGGTTTCTTCTGCCGTCGCGATTTCCGCATCAAAAGCATCCTGTCTCCAGACTATTTCCTTATCAGCCATAGAACGCAATACCGTTCTTTTCTGTTCAGCCTGAATAATCTGTTGTTCAGCGGAGAGTGGCGGGATATCAATCCACGCAGGATTACCATTTTTATCAGCCCCCAGCGTTTTGCCTTGTGGCGCTACGCCTGTGTAAATTGCCATTGTTTCATCATCAACATCAACGCCATTTTCAGGCCATGAACCGGCGCTGATATATACCTCTTTTAGTGCTTTCGGATAGAAAGAGCCTTTATAAAATTTATTCATTCTTAATACCCCAGCGCGATAAAACAACAATCTTCGGTGCCCTCTCCGGATGGCGACCAGTTCTGAATACTGATATGCGTTCTGCTGGCAATACGCACATTCATCGCGGCATTGTAGCCAGATGTTCCACGGTTTCCGGTCGCAAATAAGCCTGCATAGGGAAAAGCAAATGGTAAGGCATATCCAGCATCAGCTCCCTTTTGTGTTGCCACCGTTCCCCACTGCAACATAAGTTTCACCGGGTTTCCTGTCGTCGCAATGCATGGAATGTAGATGTAGCCATTCCCTGACATCATTGACCTGAAGCTGTCTAAATCCAGTAACTTCGAGGCATTATCTGCTCCAACATCTCGTGTTGCTGCGGTCCCTAACTGGAGCGCATTTCGGAAGGCTGATACATCAGAAATATCAGCTCCATTAGCCGATTTCTGCATAGCTCCGGAGGCTTTATTTATCGTTTCTCCCAAACCAAGGTATGTGAGAATGTCAGCAATAGTATTTTTCCCAATAATGTCACGGCCAACAGAAGTTAAATCAGTCTGCGCTGCTGTATCATTTCCAGTGAAATATGGGAGTTTATTTGCACCTGTTGCGAGCCCAGCTAATGCCGACAGCGTGGCATCAAGCGCCTGGAAATCTTTCCCGAAAGCGGTCCCCATTTTGGATATAAACCCGTTCAGGTCTCCATCATCAAGCACATCCAGCCCGCTTTTGTTGGCGGTGTACTGCGCCAACGCTGCCGCGATAAAGCTGGCTTGCCGAATAGCTTTGTTGACCTGTGCGCTGGATGCTTTACCTGCCGTAAACCCTGAAAGCAGAGCCGGAAGTGCTTCCCAGTCAGCTTGTGAGGTGACGTTAGCGTTCGGATCAAGCGCGAAAGGTTTAAAGTTGTTTATTGCCATTAGAGTATTGTCCCCCATGCTCCAACATCGAACCCGCCGATGTATTCGTTATCCATATCAAACCCAAAGAATTTAGAGCCTTCTGACGGTGTTTCTACCGAAGGCGTTTCAACATCACCGGCCCATACGCCAGCTGATTTAACGGTGAGATAGCCCTGTTTGATAGCGGCGATCAGTTCGAGAGACACATCAGAAATATCAGTTTCAGGGAAAACCCAGACCGAAATCGTCATGTCCTGGTTGTCGACGATCTGCATCCTCAGGCCTGAGCCTGCGGTAGCAGCGTCAAGGATGGGAGGCAGAGAGTCGTTCCGACCGTCCCAGTTGTTGATAGCGATTTTCGCTTTCAGAATGATGCGGTACGTCTCATCGCTTAGCGTCGTATAGCCAGAATCAGGATCATATGGCCCTTGCCAGATGCCCTGGTCATACCCAAGCCCGTCAGTGTCCCAGCTGAAATAAACTCCGCCAATTGGCTGGCTGACTATGCGACTGCGTCCGATCCACAGACCGAGGATGTCGAGCTGTACACCGACAGCAGTATCGATATCGAAGGCTGTTATAAGCCCTGACATAGTGCTGGACACATCAATCAGCGGGCGGGTGCTCAGATCTATATGGTCAAAAAAGAGTGGCTTGGTAGCGTGGTAGTTAGTGATCAGTTCGGTGTATTTGCTCATGAGGTCACCGTGATACTGATATTCGCGGTGCTACAGGACGCTGAAGCATCATAGGCAATATCAATGTTTGATGCCGATACGCTGCCAGACGACTTACCGATCAGCAGGTCGGTAATATCGTAATAGCGGGCATTCCCGCCGCTCACAACGCCGAGGTTTGCCGGGGAATAAATACGGCTCAGCAGAACGTCGTCGCCAATTGTTAGGCCATTTATATAATCGGCAACAGCCTGTTTAATCTGCTCGCCGATTTGAGAGGTATAGCCGGTAAAAACTTTCAGGGTAATGGCTACGAAAATTGGCACATCGGTAGAGCGCGAAAAACTGATGACGTGAGGATTACCATAAGTATCCGGCACTGTGACAGAAGTTTTACCGTAAGTTGCGGTTCCCTGCCCTTTATTCCCCCTGATGGTCTGGGCTATCTCGGTAACATCCCCTCCATCGACGATGGCGGAAATAGAGTGTGGCGGCAGCCCGTTGCTGTCGGTTGCCCCAGTGTCGTTCTCATATAGTTTGTGACGTGTCACGCCAGCAACATTAGCGATAGCACCGTCGACACCTTCAAACGGTGTGATCGATGGTAGCGCGACGCTTTGCCCCTGCCGAATGCGCAGCTCTGCGTCGGTTTCGGCTGGTGAACCGACAGTAGCCGCAACTGGATTGGTTACCGACACCCAACCTCGGGTCGGGGTGTTGATAGTGGTAATAGTCCCGGCCAGCGCCGCAACCGAACCGCTATTCGCACATGTGGCCGTCACCAGCACAGTACCATCAACGCCGATCGCCACACTCGCTGGAAAATTCCAGATAATGCCGTTTTTATCCCGTGCGGAGCCATTCGTGATAGTCGTGCCTGCCGTACCGGTTAACAGAAGGTCAGCAGTAGAGTTTGTCGCTACTTTTCGCGTGATCCCGTTAATTTTCACATTGTTGCTAAGCGCTGCGGCCTGCGCTGTCGTCGGTGAAAAAGAGTTGTAGATCTCGATAGCGGTATTGTTAGCGTCATGCACCGCAAGAGCCACCAGCGCGACCATTTGCCCATCTTTGCTGTCTGGTTCGAGGTAGGCATCACTACCGTAAATCTGCCTGAAATAGCTGGTCAGTGTATCAAGGATTGTCTGGTAATCAGGCGCACTAATCCCCTGGGCGGTTACCGTTGCCGATAGCCCCAGCGTGTCGAGGTTCAAAGCCATTTATGCCTCGCTTGTTACAGTCGTCTGGCCGTAGATTGTGTCAATGGAGGAAGTGAAGGTGACGCGACGGCTGGTGCCGTCATAATTGGTATCGAAGGAAAGAATCGACAGAACGCCCGGTGTGTCCTGTATGCGTTCACGTATAGCCAGGATGTAGACGTCAGATCGCTGTTTACCAAGCACCGACTGAACATACGGCGTGCCTTCCGTCAGATCGAGAAACCACTGACCGCGCCACAGCTCGAAGCGGGTTTTTACTGCCTGGGCGACACATTCCGGACTGTCGATAAGGAAAGTATCGTCACCCTGCCCGAAAGTGTAATCACCGTCGGCGTCTTCACGTCTGTATCGCATCAGTTCACCCCGTCTGTGTTGCTGGTGCCATGCTGCACGCCTCCATGAGTGTGCGTATCATCAATTGACTTACCGTTAGCTTTAACGGTGCCGATAAACTCGACAGCGCCAGTGATTTTGGATGCAACGCCAGAAGCAACAGAACCCACCATTCCACCAAGCCAGGAAAGGAGCCCGTGAATGGTAACTTTCGCCGAGAAGTCGGCCAGCGGGGTAACCACTTCCAGACCGCCAGGCGCTACGATTTTAATTTTCTGCGTAGTGGGGTTGAGCTCAAAGAACGAGCTTCCGTCGTCGCTGCGCAGCTGCGCGGCGCTGGTACTGATACCGCTTATTTTCTGCGCTTTCGACTGCGGGCCAACGATGGCGAACGCATCAGATAAGTCATGCTGGCGCGGGTCGACGGTCTCCTGAACGCCGCCGCTCTGCCACCAGAAATCGATGCAACGGTCGGCAAAGATCAGCAGGCACTCGTCGCCTTCTTTTACCGGAAAGGTCAGCGTGCAACCGCCGCCGCGCGGGAAGATAACCGGCACATCCACCAGCGGTTTTAATTCGGTGGAGCCATCGCCAACAATACCGCGAAGCGCTACCTCTACTGTGCAGGTAACAGTGTCAGGATCGAACGACTGAATGATGCCGGGCATCGCTACGCGCATCTGGGTAGACACCGAATCGGCAATGGCCTGCGCGGTCTGCTGCTCACCCCCGATCTGTGATTGAGTTGGAATTGGCATAAAACCCCCATAAAAAAACCAGCCGAAGCTGGTTTGGTATCAATTATCTCTTAGTAACTAAGCTACATCAGTGTGAAGTAAGGCTTTTCCGCTGCAATGGCACACATTCACAAGGTGTATTAGGATATGTTTGCAACAAGTAAGCATTGAAAATCAATTTCAGCCATGAAGCCGCCATAGAGTGGACCTGCACCATCGCATTATTGACTACAGGAGTAACAAATGGGATTTAGATTTCGTAAAAGAATCCGGATTGCGCCCGGACTCGCGATCAACATTAGTAAAAGCGGAGTAAGCACTTCAATTGGTGGTAAAGGTTCCACCATTAACATCGGAAAAAAAGGCGTAAAGATGACAAATGGCCTTCCCGGCACGGGGCTGTCGCATACCACTAACCTTTACTCTCCCGGGAAATCGACAGAAAAAAAACAACTTACTCATAAGCAAAAAATAATTAGAAACATCCTGTTCGTAATTATTGTGTTTATTATAATTAAAGCTCAATATTTTTGACGCATGCCCGCCTATCTGGCGGGCTATTTTACTTTTCGGCAGTCGTATGTTGCATACTGACGCGGCGAATCCATGCTGGCTTGCAACCACTGTGCGTTGAGAATGGCTTTGCCGTTTCGATTGATGTACTCAAGACCAACCCATCTTCCAGGCTGATCGGTAGCCATACGCCAATCCATCTTGATATTGTTATAATCGCCTTTGTTTTTCAGGAAGGTGATTTTTTGCATTTCTGGCTTTGCGCCATTGATTCTGGCTAAGCCATCATCTGCCCAATGGATTTTAAAATCACCACATTGCTGATCCGCAAAAGCGGGTGCTGATATAAGCACCGCGAACACGGTAACAGTGCAAAGTAAATGTCTCACGGCCCCACCTCACTAATTCGTCGTCCCTTGCATTGCTTTCGGGCTATAAAGATCACGAGCGCCACGCGCAAAACACATCAAATCCATGTACCACGCCTGACCTCTGGTGTCGCCAGTATAGTCGATAGCTTTGACGATATAAACGCCATCCGTCGCAATGCTGGCAGCCTGTGACGTCGTGCCGGTCAGCACACGGTTGCCGTTCTCTTCTGTTTCGGTGATACGCCCGGGCGACTGTGCGATTTCGCTATTGCCGAGCGCGGCGCGGTACACCGAAGCCTGATCGAGCTGGATAAGACCATTAATACGGATGTTTGGGTTTATCAGGCACCGCACGTTTACGCCGCCGCCCATCGTTTGTTGCGGCATACCGATCAGGCCAGTATCGGCATTCAACACAATGGCTTCGTGAATATATTTATCCTCCGGCACCATCTGGACCTGACCATCCACCAGCTGCCATGTCGCTTTGCACTGCGCAGCAATATTATCCATCACGTTACGGGTGGATGAATAAATCGCACGGCCACGAGGAAACACGGTATCAGGAAAGTCACCGGTAATGCCCTGCGTCACGCCGAACGCGTTGAAATCCTGCATAGTCGCCCGGTGCAGGTCCGCAACGGTATAACCAGCGGCAAGCGTGGTGATGGTAGTCGCGTAGAGGAACGCTTCGTGGTTACTGATGGCCTGAATCAGCACCCAGGAATCGGTGATGTTGTCCTTCCCGGTGACGGTGAAGCGAATATCACCGTCAAATATCAGGCCGTAGTTCTGACCGTTCACCTGCCCTACCTGGTCTGGTGAAATCTCCCGGGCGACACCAACCTGGCTCGCATCAACATCCGGCGCAATACCGTCATACCCGGCAATGATGCGAATTTTTGCAAACTCCTGCCCCAGTATCTTGTTCGTGGTATCGGTCGAAAGGTTGTAAATTTTCACGTTCGCCACGCGTGGCCAGCGTGTGTCTGCCCACTCGATCTGGAACGTGACCTTAAAGTCAGACAGGGAAACGCCCTGCCCGTTCTGGTCCAACAGTTGCAGCTCAAAATGGCGCATCCAGTTAAGAGACATTTCTACTCCTGTACGAAAATGAGGTGGCTGTATGTGCCGAGGTTGGTTTTGGTGGGCTCGTCTGGTGCGCCCTTATCGGTCGCCACCACCAGCGCGCCATCAATGCCAAGCTGTGGATATTGTCGTAATAGGTTCACGCCGGTCAGGAGAGGTACGCCAGAAAGAAGCGCAGCACCGCCGCTATCCATCACGTCCATAATCCAGCCAGCCGCATCACGCCAGATGATCCTGAGTGTATACGTGGTATTGCCCAGCAAAACGCGGAACTGCTGATTGTCAGGAGAAAGCGGTATTTCGTTAAACTGCATATCATCCCCCGAATGCTGATGTAACGCTTCCGCCCAGCTGGCTCAGCAAGGATTCGTTTGGCGGTGTAGTGGATTTCATCCCGGAATTCTGCACCGCCGATGTGCTGACGCCATCCTGCATATCTGATTTATCTGCAACGCTAACGCTCTGCGTCTGCGACATGATCACTTCACGCAGGGTAAGCGTGCAGTTCAGCACGTTCTCGCTGGTTTTATCCGTTGTCACCTCGATGGCTCGCACCAGCATATTGCTGTAAACCCGCTTTCCGGTCACTACATCGAACGGCACCCGAGAGGACTGGAGATCCAGTAGTTGCTGATAGGTCTCTTTCGGGCTAAGTCCGGCGCTGAGGCCGATTGAAGATGTATCAATGAAGTCCAGCAACGAACCGCCACCAGCGAAGCCGCATTCCATTGTGACTTCGCTGGGGCGCTTATACGCATGATCGGCGATGAAGCCCGAAGCGCTATTCGTTGTTGGCTTCTCCACCGGGTGCTCAGTAATTTCGAGCACATCAGAATGCTTTTCGGAGACGACCACGCTGGGGATCAGCAGGCCAATTCGCCGGGATTGCTGGCGAAAAATCGCTGATAAAATATCCATTATCTCGGTCCTGCGGGGAGTTGCTGGGTTAACTGTGAATTCACGCCCTTTTGACGATCAACAGTCAAACGGGCAGCCTCGCGCGGATCGGAAACGCCGTGGATGTTAATATTCGTTTCCTGCTGAATCACCGGGGCGCTGGTGGGCATGTTGCTCATTACTTTCGGAATGTAGTTACGCGTTTCCTGCGGCATTAACCCCATGCCATAGCGCTTAACATTCCCGATCCCCCAGTTATATGATGCCAGTGCTTTGCTAAGGTCTCCGCCGTTCTGCCGCAACAGCTGGCTGAGGTACTTAGCTGCGGCCTGAGCTGACTTTTGCGGGTCGAATACATCGTTTCCGCGAAGGCCCATGTCGCGCGCCGTACCATCCATAAACTGAAACAGACCTTTCGCGCCTGCGCCGGACATGGCGAACTGGTTACCACCTGACTCGGTTATCGCCACACTTTTCAATAGACCAGCTGGAAGTTGATAAAGCGACTCAAGTTTATTGAACATTGGCCCCATCCAGTCGAGCAATACTTTGCCCTGGGCTGTGGCCTGTGGACGTTTGACTGATTGCGCAAACTGGGAGGGGTCACCCGATATATTTGGAGAGATTTCAGCAGCTCCAACCGGGGAGAAAAATAAATTACCGATTTTGGCAATCCCGTCTGAGATTTTTTCAAGATAACCATTAGCAGCCTGCTGACGGTTTTTTATTTCATCTCTTTCATGCGGGGCAATTTCATTACTACGAACATGCTGTTCCGCCCCGGGAATGTCAGGCTGAACATTATCGCCATAAACGACGCCATTGCTTTGCGCCTGACGAATAATCTTACCTGGGCCACCATGCAGCCAATCCATCCATGCGGGCCATTCTCTTACCTCGCTAACATCTTTTCGCCCAAGGTCGGTTTTGATGCCAACCGTAGCAAGAGCATCACCAATGTTCCTTTTGGTATAGTCCAAAGATGATTTAGCACTGGCTTTTATGTTTTCACGATCTGAAACCAGGTAACCAGCATACGCTCCCCATAATTTAAGCCATGGAGGTATCGGAAGACCGGATATTTTTGCGAATGCTCCCAATACTTTTGTTACCCATACCCCAGCGATGAAAGTAGCCAAAATTTCCAGCGAGTTCTGCCATCCACCAACAGAATCTTTCAGCCCCAGAAGCTTATCGCGCAGCCAGAGAATTGCCTTTTTCGCCTTTTCTATTGCAGGCTCCCACTTGGACCAGTCAATCAGGCTTTTACCGCCTTCTTTCCACGTCTGATAATCGTCATAGAGTAATCCGATCGCCAGAATCAGCGTGGTGATAATTCCAATCGGGGATTTCAGGAACGCAGAATTAAGCAGACGCCATGCGACAAGTAGAGCACCGAATATTTTCAGCAGATTTTTACTGCCATCGTCAAGACGCTTCCACCAGTCGATGACAGAGCCAGCGCCCTGTATCAGCCGCCACGCCATTCTCGTGAATGCGTTCGCAAGCCAGATCACGCCTTTAATAACTCTGGTCAGCGTCTCTTCAATCTTCGGGAAATTGTCGAGGATGCGCCGCCGCAGGCTGTCCAGCGAACCAGCCAGGCCACCAGCGAGGTTTGAGCCGATCTTGTCCCGCATGATGCCGAACAGCGACGTAAGCCCGCGCATGGACGTCATGAATTTGTTGGACTGAACAGCCGCTTTATCAGCGTTGAACCCTGTCTTTTGCAGCATCGACTGGTAATCGGCGGTAAAGCCATTCATGCCGCGCCGCATCGCCATCAGCGTGTTTTCATCGATGCCAAGCATCTGCGCGTATTGTTTCGCGCGGTAATACGGCATGTTGTTGAGCTTTTGCCCAACGCCAGTAAAGATGGCCGCAGTATCACGCATCTTTCCGCTGGCATCGCGAGTCTGGACGCCCAGGCGGTTCAGGAAGCCTTCCGCGCCCGGATTGCTACGCATGAAACCGGCCAGCCCTTCGAGGGAGGACATAGCCGACTCGGCGCTGGCACCGGTTTGCGATGCGGCGTATCCCAGCGCTTTGATGCCCTGGACACTGGCCCCCGTCCGCTGGGATGCCCAGTAAATTTTATCCAGACCGTTCGCGATCTGAGTGGTAAATCCGACAATGCTCAGCGCTGCGCCTTCCACCACCGCGCCGACCTTCAGAACGTTAGCTGTAACGCCTTTCAGCACGGCTTCAAACTTATTAGCGCCAGCCTGATCGATATCGAATCCCAGCGAAACAAGGAAATCTTTAATCGTATCTGCGTTACCGCTCATTGGCCGCTCTCCATTTATCTACCCGGGCGTCGTTATCCTCGCGCATGTCGAGGTAGTCATTGAGAAGCGCGATGCGGCAAAGGTCTACCGCACCGCTGTTAAGGTCTTTCTGGTCAATATGGAAGGCAAGCGCCGGGCGAAGAATAAAATCTTCACCGCCCGGCAGGCTGTTGAAGGTTATTCCGCTAGCGGGGTGGGCGTCTCGCTGGTAGGGAGTCCTTGCAAAAAATTTCCCAGAGAGTCGGCGACCACCCGCGCCACCAGTTGCAGCATGGTAAGCAGGTCGATATCGTCAAACGCCATTTCGCCATGCTGGCAGACCGGCACCCAGCCTTTCATGTGCTCGCGTGAAACAACGGAAAGACAGGGGAACAGGATAGCGTCCACGTCGCCATCACTCAGATCGGACACAGCATTGGCAATCTTTGGCAGGATGGTAGCCATCGCGCCTTCGGTGTCTTTGCTGCTGATCTTCTCCTGAACGCTCCGGAAGTCCGAAACCATCCCGGCCAGAACCGGCAACAGCTTGCGGGACACCTTCAGCTGTTCGAAAACGCTGAGCTTTGCGGTGCGATATTTCACGCCTTTAATTTCGAATTCCATGCGTTAAAACTCCCCGAGAAGCTGGTCAATCTTGCCGCAGTCGAATACCCAGGCGACGGTTCCGCCCTCTTTAGCGTTATTGAAATCAGGCTGTTTCTGGAATGCACACGAACGCGCAGTAGAAATATCACCCGATGCCGTGTTGCGAATGACGATCACGTTATTGCCCCAGGTGGCAGAGGACTGGCTTTGCGCGTTATACGCCAGAGACAGCTTTTTATTCACCGGGGAGGTTTTGAGTAGCGTCACCGTAATGGTGCCTGACTTATCGGCGTGCAGGCTGTGCATCACCTCGCCATCGGCACCGATGGTCATGGTGTTTTTGTTGCCGCCCATGGTCTGGGTGATACCTTCCTCAGAGTTCGCAGAACCCTGACCAAGATCGATAACGCCGGTCGGCCCGGTGAGCGACGCGGTTACATCGAGAAAAGAATAAGTTGCCATTTATCGCTCCTTAGCGAACCACGTTGATCTGCACATCGGCATAATGAACTGCGCCAGCCAGCTTACAGGCCACCTGGATTAACGGTGCTTTGCGCGCTTCGCGGTCGGCCTGCGCCTGTTCGGACAGCGGTTGCGCATACACGTAATAGCCTTTGGTCAGCGTATCGCCGGAATTCAGCTGTCCGATAGGTCCACCATTCCACACGCCAGCAGCTACCAGACCGTTCGTGACGGACTGATCCATGGACTGTTCAACGTTGGAAAGCAGACGGGTCACACCGGCATCAGTCTGCGGAATTTTGGTGGTGCTGGTGTAAAGCAGGTTATAGAGGTTGGTCTGAACGTAGTTCTGCAACCAGTCGAGCCCGTGGCGCTCGTCGAAGAAGTCACCGTTCGCCATGACACCCTGTTGCAGGATCGCCGTGTCGTTGGCGTAGTACACGAACACGTTCGCATTCTTCGTATCCACCGCAGCCGCCTGGCCTACCGTCAACGTTTCGTAGGTTACGCTTGGTTCCTGTTTGAACTTCAGGGTAATGGTGGTATTGCTGCCGTTGAAATTGACAGTAAACGCACGACCGAAAGCAGAAACCGCTGCGTAAGGGCTGCTGGTGGAATACTGAATAAAGGTACGGGCATACTTGCCAGCCTTTAATTTCGACGCAACATCGGTCGTCGAAGTCGTGCTGATAATCTCGGCGTCGGCAGAGGTCACACCAAAGATACGGCTAAGGCTGGACGCTTCAATAAGTTTGGCGACCTCAATCACGTCATCAGCATCAAGCACATCGCCACCAGCGACAACATCATCAGCGACAACCAGCCCATACCAGTTGGTATATTGCAGGCAGGCATTAACGGCTTGCACGATAGTTTCAGTATCTCCACTCTCGGAAGAACTCAGCGTCTTCGCCCAGCGACCAACATAAACCTGTGTCGGCTTCGGTGACTGGCTGAAGAAAACCTGCGCTGCTTTATATTCCGGGCTGTCGACACCGAAGTCTTCGCCAATGTCCTCAACGGACGCATAAAGGCGAACGCGCTCCTGCACCGGAATGACAGTGGAAGAACCGAGGATCAGCAGCGCGCCGAAGTTACGACCAGTAGCCGCTTTCGGCGAGATGATCACATCAACGTTTACAACGTTGGATACAGGTAAACCCTGCGTCATAGTTTATTCTCCAAAAAAGGTGACTGGCGCTTCCACCAGCGATTTGATGCCGTACTCGCGCACAACCTTCCGGCGCAGGCGCACCGTCATGTCGTAGCGGCGAACCCATTGCTGGTTGATAAGTTCGGGGAAAGGGGTCAGACCGGTATAGTCGCCAAGAGACAGCCCAAGCGCGTTCAGCTCAGCATTGTTTTGCGGGACAGATATGCCATCGCGAAAACGGGACGCATAAGACATACCAGCCGGGCCATAGAACGACGCCATGCACTCGAACGTTTCATGTCGCCAGAGCTCAGCGCCCTCGTCGGTCTGATTGGTGAATGCAGGACTGTTATCAATGGGCCATCCGGTAACGCCGAACGCGCACCAGTTCGTTTCAATGGGCAGCAGTGGCGGCTGATCTTTCTGCCAGCGCGGGCGAACCATCCCAGCTGGCAAGCCGGAAACGTTGCGCATCCACTGGCTTAACAGCCTGTCTAGCGCTTCGTCATAATCCGGATCGCCGCTGGTGGGTGTCAGCCAGCCGCGCTCTGTGCTGGTGTTATTGCTCAACGGGAGTTCCCCCATCAAACGGCAACAGTTCGCAATGTGCCTGGACAAAGCCAGCACCGTAAGCTATATACGGGTCGACGAATGTCACGCGGTAATCACGGTTCTGATACGTCACGATATCGGCATCACGGCCAGTCTGCCCCTGCGTCAGCCGCTCAGTTGTCACAATGAGAATCGCGCCACTGATAACCTGCCCGGACTGCATACGTCGGTTTTCGAGAGAGCGGTCAACGGTAACAACTCCGGCAAACTGCGTTTTAACTTCACTGTCGCTGCCGATCCCGTCATCGTCCACCGTTTGCACGCGACGCGTTACCCACAGGTTGAAGTCGCAAAAATCGGGGTCAAAAAGTACGTCCGTCACATCAAGATTCGGCATCTTTATCCCTCACAACGTGGGTAATGGCTCTGCGATATTGCCCGGTGTCAATTAATGGTTTCACCAGATCGGTTCCGGGGAGCTCGCCAGCAACACGCCGGGCAAGTTCCAGTGTTGCCCCCTTGCGCCCCCGACGAGCCCGGGCTTCAACAGTGCTGTCAGCAAGCGGCGTAAAGCCGGTAATAGTCATGTAACGCCTGACGCCATTAGCGGCCAGCGTTCCGGCGCGGTTGAGCGATCTTTCCGCACCCGCCGCATTACCATCAAGCGCAGCCTGCGCCGCTGCTTTAAGCTGCGGCACTGTCTGTTCCTCTACCGATTTAACGCCGGGGATCAGGTGCGGGCGTGGGGGGATGTTTTGCGCTGGTGAGCCGTATTCGTTGACGTAACCGATCCCGGCATTACCAAACGGAACATCCTCACGCTCGCTGTCTTCTTCCGGGATGCCCACCAGCACTTCTTTTTTACCGATGGATTTGAGCGCATCCAGAATGGCCTGAGCGTTATCCACCCTCGTTGTCACACCGCTTTTGAAACTCATAGCTGGCGACCGCCCGCACCAAACATCGTGATCAGCTGATAAAATTCAGCGCCATATCGGGTGTTATTCCAGAAGCCTGCGTCAGGGTTTAGCGTCGCGCTGGTGTCATAGCTGACGCTTACCTTGTCAACGGACTTAGAGGACTGAACACCATTGGTTGAACCGCCCGGGCCGCCAACCAGCATCGCCCGGCTATCTGCCGCCCAAAGCGTCATGTAGTGCGCAACGAACAACTCGGCAAAATACGGAAACAACTTTTTGCCGGTGACCTTTTCGCTTAGCAGCACATCGGCCAGATTCAGACGAAACTCGATTTGCGCTTCGGGATATTTGGCAGGGTCAGCAAACTGCGGGAAGTCGCGGCGAAAATCACTTACTGTTGGCAGGCTTTGATTCTTTGGCATCTTTCGCCCCATTACCGCCAGTCTGGGCGGCAGCAATCTGCGCTTGCAGGCTGTCGTTCTGCTCTTGCAGCTTGAGCAGCGCTTCTTTCAGATCGGCAATCAGCTGATCTTTATCGACAATCTGCTTATCTTTGTCGGCAATCTGCGCTTGCAGGCTGTCGATAATGGGTTGCAGATCATCGGTGTCGCTAATCACGCTTTCGGAAAGCTCAGAGTGCGCCTGGGTGAACCAGTGAGACGCGACCTCTTCCGGTACGTTATGCCGCCCCCGGCCAAACTCCTGTTTTGACTGATCGCCGAGCGTCAGCGTAAACGGAGTGTGAACATGGATGGTAACCAGCTTTTCTTTCGCCATTTTCAGTTTCCTTCTGGCCCCTTTCGGGGCCGTTCTGGTTATCAGATACCGTCCACGTAGGACAGGGTTTCTTTGTACACTGGCTCAACCGCACCGAGCTTGCCGTAGTAGGTCGCAATCTGGTACAGACCGCGATACTGGATAGGAACGCTCTGCAACGGCACCAGCGGATAGCGCACATATTTCTTGTCGTTGGTGTAGGCGACCATACGGTCTTTACCGCCAACCCCGCGCCCTTTCAGCCATTTAACCGCTTTGATTTCCAGCGGAACGCCGTTCTGGTGGAAAGCGATAGTGTTCACGGCCAGATAGGTCAGCAGTGACTGGTTACCCGCTTCGGAAACCTTACGGCTCGCCAGCAGTGAATACTGCTCTGGCGGAATGCGCAGATCAGAAGGCACGACGGAATAACCGGATGCTGCCCAGGCATTCGACAGAATGCTGTTCACGCTATCGAGAATCTCGTCGTTGGTGGAGTTCGCCCAGGTCTTCGGCGCATTGTTCAGCGTCACACCGACAAGGTTTGCCAGCCCTTTCAGGCCGAGCGCATCATCGCCAATGTAAACCTGCTCGTCGTTGTCCATCTGCCATTTGAGCTGCATCCCGTCGTACTTCTGGGTATCAATCGGGCGACCTACCTGCTGAGCTGCTGCCAGCTCTACAACGGTCCAGCCCAGTTCCATGCCCCAGAGGTTCAGCGGATTGCCGTCTTTGCCGATATCAACATTCACGCCAGCAATAGCAGTGGAGTCTTTGCCTACCCAGTTTTTACCGTTCGGATTTGCGCCAGTACCAGCAGCGCCAAAACTGGTGTTAGTCCAGCTGGAAATGTCATCTGCGATAGAAACGTCTTCACGCAGCTGAATATCGCGGGTCCAGGTGTAACCCACCAGCGGCAGGTTCAGCGTCTGGTCGAGTCGCTCCAGCTCCCCGATGAGAAAGGCACCAGAGCTATCAACGGTTGCCTGATCAAAAGTAATCATTCGTCTGTTCCTTAAATCTTCCAGGAGATTTCTGCATTGCCGTTAGCGTCACCGGCCCCTGTGAATTCGGCGTTGGTCAGCGCCACGTTTTTGCCACTGACGGACGTGGACATGAAGCCGCCCAGCGGCACTTTGATGGATTCATCAGTGGAGACGACAACGTATACCGGGTCGCCTTTTTTGATGGTGCTGGCATCAAAATCAGAGCCGAGATTAACGGTCATGTAGCCACGCTTCATGGCGTCACCCGGGAAGTTCTTATCCGTCCCCACCTGGCGAACCATGTCTGGCTGCGATGTGGTCGGATACGGACGAACGTAGATCCCCTTCACCTTGTCGGCGGTGTCACCGTCCGCCAGCGGCACGAAAAAGCCGTCAGCGTCATATTTGCCAGCCAGACCATAGGCAGCGAAGGCGTTAGCGGATTTAAGGATCACCGGTTCGACGGTTAAGTCCTGCGGGCGAGAGATAGCCCCGGCAATGCCAACAGGCATCCGGTACAAATATGCAGTCATTGGATTATCCTTTGCGGTTAGACCAGAAGTCGGCGTTTTGTTTGTTCAGGGAAGCGATGCTGGTCATGCCCATATTTGGACGTTGTGCATCGCCCGTGGTGCTGCGGGTGTTTCGCCCTTTGGCAATCTCAGACACGGCGTTAAACGCCATATCGACCGATTGCTTGGGCAATTTGCGGATATCTGCATCACCGACAACCTGGCGAACCAGTGTTTTGTCAGCGGCGGACAGCACATCACGTTTGAACGCGGTCGGTTTCACCTTACGGCTCAGATCGATACCCGGAACGATAACTTCGGCACGATAAGCAGCGTCACCGGTAATCGTGGTTTCCTCTTCGTCGTCCTCACCGTCGCCGGTAGGGTCTTTGTTATCTTTGCCGTCAGGCTTATCGTCGTTATCGCCCGTTGCAGTACCTTCCAGCTTAGCCAGCAGGGCTTTGAGCAAGGTTTTGATATCGTCCTCGCCGTCGCCGGTTGGCTCTCCGCCCATTTCCGGCTTTTTGTCCGGAAATGGTTGTTGCGGTGAAAGATTAATGTTGAGGTTAACGCCGCTCGGCAGATCCCCTTCATCGCCCGTTACCGCCGCTGGCGCAGAGTCCAGCAGTTCGTTCATGGTGTCAGCATCACCCGTTTTGATGGCCGTGCGCATGCGGGTCCACCAGCTTTTCTTTTGATTTGCCATTGTGTCTCTGTCTCCAATTGCACAACGATTTCCGGCTCTGCCTTTAGGGACAAGAGCCACATGGTTTCCGGTAATATCGACCTGCTCGGCTTTTCCGGGTTCGGTCTGCTCGTACTCAGCGTCATAGCCGCACGACACTTCGCGCAGACCATCTTCGATCAGCTGAATGGCGCTTTCGTCTTTGACGATAAGGTCAGCCAGCATCAAATCAGACTGATCACCAGTCCCGCGCCGAACGTTCTGAAGATGCCCGACCGCAAGCTCTTTCCAGTTCTCGGGGTTGACCAGCCGCACATTCCCGTTTTCATCTTCAGGATGCAGGATCGTGATGCTCATCCCTTCGAATGAGGCGAGCGTGGCCGGATGGAATACCTGATCAGGAGAGCGCGTTACGACTATCTCGCCGAGCTTGTCGGGTTTGAGGTTTGGCAGATCGGCAGCGCCGTAAAGCTGCTTACCCGTTCGACCTATCGGCACGTCTTTGCACAGTAGCGAGCCGTCAGCCAGCTGATAACGGGTTTCCCCCAGCCGGGTATTGAAAAAATATTTCATGGTTTACCTGCGATTCAGGCGAGATAAGAATGAGGGTTGGGGAAGACGATTTCTTTGTAACAGCGGCAGTTCGGGAGCTCGCCAGCGTGACCGGTCATGCCGTCAAGCGTTGGAGGTCGGCCCCATTCGACAAACTTCCCTTCCATCTCTCGATGAGAATGCCGGACGTCGCCATCTTCGGCTGTACGCCAGATATAACCATTCGAGCCGATTGACAGCGCACGCGCCTGATCCAGTGCACCGGTTGCGCGCCCAAGCTCAGTCCGGGCGATAAGGTTCGCTCGTGAGCGTGACACGTCACCGGAATCAGCTATCTCTTTCGCGAATGGCTCAGCGCGGCCACCAGTTACTACAGCCTCGATGGCCTTGTTCTGAATGTCATACACCCGATCGGCGGCCTCAAGAGGCAGAGATTTGATGTACTTAATTTGCTCGGCGACGATGGATTTCATCACCTGGCCTACCGGGGCGCGGTCGACCATGTTGCGTAGTTCTGCGCTGATGTTCCGACTGTGCTGACGCCACTGCTTTTCATTCTGGCGCGCAATGTCGGCGGTGAAGCTCTCAGCAACCTTAGTCGCCCAGGGGGTGATGATTTCGCTGTAGCGCTCCAGCGCATCCATTATTTCGGTGACGCTATCGTTTGAACCATCGTAGCGACCATTTACGATATCCCCGACCGCCCGCGCTATCTGCCGTAGGCTCGTTCGATATCGGATCTCCGCCTGGCGGCTCTGGCGGTTTGTCGCCAAGTTCGCCGATGCCTGGCGGCGCTTCGTCTTCGGCATTCTCGATATCCTCGTCGGTAATGGATGCCCCGATGCCGGTGACGTCAGAGTTTTCGCGCAGGTCGGTCATCGCCGCCTTACGCGTCATCAATCCGTCGCCCAGCGCGGTACTGATCGCGTTGGTGGTGTTTACGGCCACCGTTGATCGGTCAACGTCTGACATTTGCCATAGCGGGTTAAACTCAAACGTGAAATCGTCCGGCAGCGGCTTTCCGAGTTCCGAGCGGTGCATAATGTCCAGTATCCGGCGCATCGGCAGCCGTAAGCGGCGCTCCTGCAATGAGCTCACCCGGTCGTAATAGTTGGCGAGGTCTGCATCACCAGTAGAGAAGCCTTTCGGGGATTGACCGAACAGGCGTACCAGCGGGATACCAACGGCACCGCTGATCTGCTCAGCAAACTGCGAAAGAATGTCATCCAGACCACTAAAGCTGTACTGGTGGGTTTCGAACTTATCCCGCGAGTCCATGAGCGTCATACCTTCATTGCTCTGGAACTGGCGGATCAGGTCGATGTTCTTCAGCAACGCTTCGAACGCCGGGCCTCCAAGCGCGATAAGCTCGCGCAACTTCTCCACGCTATAGGTACGCAGATGCGCTTTATAGACCAGCTGCGCCGCGCCGACAGTAGCGCTATCGAACGCAGTAAGCCGATCCCAGATACGCTCTACAACCGACATTCCCCATTCGTTTTCGGTCATCTTCTGCTGGAATGGCAGCGTGACGCCATCAAAGCGGATCAGGCGGCTGTGATGGATGCGCCAGGCCGGAATGCCCGTTGCGGTGGTCACCACGTCGTAAAACTCAGGCTTGCCGAGGTCCGGCCCCATCTCTTTAATGCGGCGTGTCAGCACCGGGTTAATCATCCAGCGGTCGAGCGGGAGAATGCCCTTAAACTTGCCCTCGCCAATGGTTTCGAGTCGCAGCGGGGTCATTGGTGCTTGCCCCTCGATCATGATGAAGCCGACCGCGCCGCCGTAGAGGCGCGACCATTTCAGCACGTCGTTCAGCGCATCCCAGATCTGCAACTCATCCAGTTGCGCTTCGAGGGTGCCACGGTCTTTGGCGTCAATCTCCGAAGTGATGCGAATGCCCTTTCGGGTCATATCGTCCGGGATAGCGTCGACCGCTTCACCGATAACCCACGAACCGCGATATGACCATTCCACCAGCATGCGGTTGCGGCTGGTGAAGTTCGCCCGGTAGGTCGATGCTGAATGCTGGTTAGGCGTCTGCATCCCAACGCGGGCGACGAAGTTCTCGTAGCCGTCAGCGGTGGCCTGTGCCGTTCGCTGAGAGGATTGCTTGTTTCGTGCCATCAGGCCTGTCTCCCTAGCAGCTCCCAGATGTTCAGGGCTGAATTCATTGGCGCGTAGCTGATCATCACCGAGTCGGCGAGGTTCGGCGACTTGGTGCCATCAGGCTGTTTATCAACAACGATTTTCCCCACGCCATTAATGGAGTAGGTCGGCTGCGACAGCTCAATGATGAGTTTGTCTTTGCTCGCCATGGCGCTGCTGATTGAGATGATTTCGTCCGGGTTGTAGGCCATGCCCTCAACCACGGCGCGATAGGTGTTCTGGAAAAGCTTGCGTAGCCACCACCAGCTCTGGGCCTTGGCGTTGGCGAAGAAGTCCTTGTTCAGGCGTGCGGCCTGTCCGTTGTCCCCGCGCACCGCTTCATCGTCCGGATCAAATACCGCGCCGCTACCACGAAACGGTGTGGCGAGTATTGACGGTCGGCGCGCTGCGTAACGCAGTTCGTTGATGGCGCGCGCATCGCCGCGAACGCCAGCACCCAGGCCGTCCTCGTCGAAGCGAAACTCTTCGAGGTTGTCCTGTTCGCAAAAGCCGAAGACCTTCTCAACAGACTGGTAAATGTCGCTGCCAACGCCGGACCATTCACGCACGTTCTCCAGAAGGAAGCCGTGACGGGTCGAAAAGGCATTTTTGTCCCGGCCTTCGTCGGCGACGTCCATCGCGCCCAGTCGCTTGCCCGTTGGCTGAATACCAAGTTTGATATGCGCGTCGACGGCAGCCTGTACCCAGTCGGACGGGATCAGGACGCCTTCCGCAGATGCGCTGTAGTTCAGGTCAAGTTCCTGCGCCACCACCACCGGATTGTCGATTTTCTCGCACTCCCTGCGATACCACTCTTCATCCTTGCGCGGGTCATCTCGCCAGTGGAACGTGAATACTGGTATCTTTCCGCCGTGGCGCTTCTGCGCGAACGGGTTCGCCATGCCATTAACCGAGCTCAGGTCAATACGGCAACGGGTGGTTTGCGACAGCGCCGCATCAATCAACAGAGGACGCTGGAGGAATGCAGCTTCATCCACTAGGTAGAGCGTGGTACGGTCACCACGTCCGATATTGTCGCCAGCCTCGCCTTTGATAACCGCGCCAGTATCTGGAAACTCAACGCGCATATACGGCGCATGCTTCTTCTCGTCCCACGAACCACGAAACTCGATGGGCAGTGTTTCCACGAACTTTCGCGCCTTCCAGAACAGCGCCTTCGGGTCACCGGTGCTGTCGACGTATTCCTCTTTACGGGAGCCGAAACCGATAACCATTTCTTTGTTGAAGAGACAAAGCGAGCAGGCCAGCCCGATCGCGGTCCAACTGAGCCCCATTTCGCGGCTCTTTTCGGTGATGCCGTTCTCCAGTCGTTCGCGCCGCTCCATGATCCAGTGAATCCACTCTTCCTGTTTCGGGAACAGCAGAAAAGGGATGGTGACCGGCAGGCCATAATCGATGTTACGCGGGTCAGTAGTCATACCCCAGTCGATGATGAACTGTGCCGGGTTGGTGCGATAAAACTGCTTTAGCGCTGGTAGCATTTCAGGGTTCTGGCGAATGCGCTGTAAGCGCTCCATCCGCCATTCAAAAACCATCTGGTAATCAGGGTTTCTGAAATCGAATTCAAACGGAAGAGGCATAAACAATTCCAGGCATTGAGTTTTTGCGTAACAAAGTTGATATTGTTTATGTACCAATTACAGGAGGTTTTATGACACCAGCAGTTAGCGCTAAGTTGTTGGAATTAACCAACGACCTTAACAACGAAGTAAAATTGTCTGCAATTTATGCTCTCGGCGAGAGTGCTTCAGCAACGCCAGCTCATGTAAATCGCTTACTTGATTTATCTTCGGATCTAAATCACAACGTCAAAGTCGCTGCAATTAAAGCTCTTGGCCGTATTACTCGACCAAAACAAGCCTAGAATCCATAGCCGCAACATGCGGCTATCACCCCATCATCTTGCGGTAAATCTCTGCGGCCTGATCTGCGGTGAGGTTGGTCGTCTCGGTCTTGATCGGGCCGCCATCCTTGCCAGTGCTTTCAACCTTCAGCTTATTGGTGTAAGCGTCGCCAACCTCTTTCGCGGCCTGTTCAATCAGCTGCGCCGTCAGGGAGAAGTTTTTCATCCCCTCGGTTTTGGTTGCCATGCGGTCAAGCACGCGGAGGCGATAGGATTTGTTCGCGATCGGAATGTCGCTGGTTTCGGTCAGGAACCGTTCGCGCGTAGCGTGGAACATCTCGATCCACTTTTTGGCGAGCGTCTTACCGCTGGCCTTCGTGGGGTCGTGAGATTCAGCCTGCTGGCGGGTGATCTTGATCCCGAATTCTTTTTGGACAGCCTCAACCACCTGCGTCGGCGTGTCATAGCACGCAAGCGACTGAATGATGAAGGCTTTCACATCAGGTTTTAATGCAGCCATAAATCACCATTCGTCTTATTCAGTCCAGTTTTAAGCCAGTCGCAGCATGCACGTCCCGCAAGCTCTGGCAATATCGAGATGAGCAACCTCCGCTGGCTGATTCGCCGCATCAATCATTTCCTGCACATCACGGCTCGCACCGTAACGGCGAACCACGCCCACAAACTCTTCCACGTCATGGCCGCGCAGCTTCAGCTTTGGCTGCCCTTCCTGCGTGAACTTCGGCGCGCCAAATTCATCTGTCGCCTGGCAGATGTGATAAAGCTCGTGCTCTATCAGCGCGCAGAACTCCAGATCGGAACATTGCGAACAGTAATCGGCGGCCAGCGTGATGATGAACTGCGGCACCCTGCCGAACCATTCATACATCTGTTGCTCCATCCGCGCTTTCTGCCAGCCTCCAGCCCGCATTGCCACTTCTTCCGCCTGTCCCAGCACGGAACGCCCTTTTTTCTCGAAAGCGTTCGACGCCCAGAGAAAGCACAGATCCGCTTCAAGCAAATGCTGGTGGTCAGGGTTGTAGAGGTCACCCTCATCACTCAGGATGTGCTGATTCAGCCACTGGCCAACGTCACTGGCGGGCATTATGCTGATGTAAGGCTTCGGGTCAGATGGCATCGTAAAATGCGCTGGTGGGTGTGGTCTGTTCATGAATAATTCCAGTGCTCCATTATCGAAGCCCCTCAGTGAAGGGCTTCTGTAATGTCAGTCCCGGACGAACGTAACCTTTGTGGTTATCATTCGCCGCACAAGGCGCGTCGCTTCGCGTTGCATTTCATCAATTACTTTTGGTGTCAGCGGCTGACGCGCATATTTGCGCTCAATCTCTGCAAAAATCCCGTTCAGCGCCTCGCTGTCTGGTGGGATAACTTCAACGTTTAATCGTGCCATCGGTTTGTCCTGCCCTGTTGTTCTCGAAAGTCCTGATATCAGCCTTATCCCTGTTGCACTGCGCCAGCGCTGACAGCAACGTGACATTCAGGTTAAGACTTGCTCCCCACGTAAACGGGTCGGGTAAATCTGGCTGGGGTGTTTCAGCCGTCAGGCTGGCTGGTAACGGAACTACCGGAACCGGCACGAAGACCGTTCGCGTATTCGTGCAGCCGCTTAACTGCGCCAGCAGGCACAACACGAACAGCACAATCATCATCCGCAACAGCAGCCTTGATATCGTTCTCGGTTCTCTGTGACTCCAGTGCGATCTGCTGCCTGGCATATTGATTTGTCTCCAGAATGATGTTCGTTATTGCTACGGTGCGCAGGACATTCGCGGTGATGGTCTCAAAGGAATCAGCGCGCTGTTCTGCATCGTCAGCGCGCCGCTGTTCCTCCAGAAACTTTCCATGGTAATGATTCGCTGACCAGACAAGACCACCAGCAATACAAGCAATAAACGTTAAAATGAGCGCCCAATAACTCATCTTCATACCAGCAGCGCCGCCCGCGCCTTGTTGTATCGGACCTTACGATCCTCAATACCGTTCAGACCGCCGTTAATGATGCGAGTAACACGATTAATATCGGCACCGTAGATCATGCAGCCTTTAGAGGTGTAGAACCATGCAGCTGAGCGCGCAGCCTGTAGTTCCTGTTCCAGTTGTTCAGGTGAAGTCACCAAATCTAACTTCAGAGCAGCCCCGCAGGTGCGATAATTGTCGAGGCCAGTGATTTGAATTAACCCTCTGCCGCGATATTTCCAGCCGTCGCCGGGCGCTTTGTTACCCAGGCGGTTGCTATACACCAGATTGGCGATAGCATCCTGGCGGGCTGCGTGTTCGGTTGTTCTGCCAAGCGCATCAGCCTGCTGCTGTGTGATCCTCTTTCCGAAGGTCGCCACCAGCGCAGATGGTGTGTAGTTCAAATTTTCAACTACAGCGCTAAAGCCGCCTGACTCATGACCTACCTGAGCGATGAACATGGCCTGATCCGCGGGTGCTGTAATGCCGAATTCTTTCATCGCTGCATCTACTGGTTGAAACCAGCGCACAGCCAGTCCGGCGCTGATACCAGCCGCCTTTTGAAATAATTGTTGGTTCATTAGTGCCTCAGATGATCAACCAGGCGTGCAACGTTGCCTCTGACGGCCACCAGCACGGAAAGAAAAATAGTATTCGCCACGATAATGGGCCATGAGGAATGGGGATAAATCCCACAGAGATAGGCCAACGGAACAGCACTGTATGTAACAGTAATCAGCCAGGCTAAACGTGAAACCCAAGGACGATGCCGCGAATCACCACGACGATAAAACATCAGAGTAATAACAACACAAGCACATAACAGCGCGTTTATAGTTGCTGTCGGGTCATTTAGCTCCACCTGAACCTCCCCGGCGCGTTATGAGCGCCACCAGCGACCCGATATCCTGATTATTCAGGAACGTCAGGATCTTAACGGCTAAAGCAGATACGATTACGGCACCAATGGCATCCAGAGGTTTATCACTGTATCCGGTCAAGCTTGCCAGCTTGGAGCCAACCAACCCAGAGCAAAGGATCCCGGCAATATACGACACGATAAAATATGCCAGTCGGCGCGATGCGCTCAGATCCGCTGCTGTTGCTATGTAGAATACAGCCCCTGCAAATGCGCCAAATACAACGCCGTAATCAGTTCCGGTCAGCAGTCCATAAACACTGGCACCCGTCAGGGCACCACCAGCCAGCCCAGTACCGGAAATTGGATCGGACATTTAGCCCCCTCTTAATTGCTGTGAGTCCTCTCAGGTATGAGGGGAAATAGGCTCAGGCTTCACGGGTTGGATTTATCAACAAAGCACGTAGCGGATGATTACCGTGAGCCGGAAATAAAAAAGCCCCAGCGGGTGCCGGGGCGAGTTATAGATAAGTGCATGCTCTAGCAGCAAATCACTGTATTTGATATCGTTAAATCGCCAAAAATAACCCTATCAAACATGGAGAATTATATGAGTGAATCAAACAAACCATCTGGAGAAAATAAGCCTCAACCCGCACCACAGCCTAAACCGGCTCCACAGCCAGCCGAAAGAAATCTGAGGACAGGTTATACCTTTGTTGCCGATTCTGCTGAAAACATCAGAAAAAAAGGTAAGTAAGTACTGAGATTACAAGTGCACAAACAGGGGTGAGGATTGTAGCGATCCTTACCCTTTCTAGTTCTCGGCCTATTCTGGCATTCTCTTTTTTACTCATTTCAGCCATTCTGGTTAAATCCGCAAGCCGGTAGCGCCGCAAGACGTTCAATGTTGAACGCTTTCCTGAAAATCCTTTCGACTCAAAACCAGTGTAATCATCTTCAGTAAACCCTTTATAGCCATCATGGTAAAGCGCATAGGGTGTCGATGACACGAGAGCTCGTGACCTTACAACGAGGACGCAGCGAACAAGATAAGCCGCACACATTGCCCAGTAGACTAAAAAAACAGACATTCCAGCGGTGAGGTAATCAAAACCTGTACGTTGCGTTAATAACAAAAATGACGAGCCCACGCCAGCAATGAGTATACTCAATAACTTCTGGCCATTTTCTTTGTTTAGTGCGTTGGACTGGTGAATTTCGCGTATACAATCCTCGCCCTGCTTCTCCAGAAAAGCAACGAGTTCGTCGTCCGCATCCAAAAAGTAATCATCGGGTAGATTATTCATTCCCCAACCTCACATCCTGTAATGCATCAATTTTACCTGAATGTCTCGAACCTTGGTATTGCTGTCTCCAGAAACGCAAAAAACCCCACGGTGTTATCCGCAGGGCTTGAAACGAAGGCATTAACCCATCGTTGGGACAAAATTAACACAGATTCGGGAAAAGTAAATAGCCCAAGACAAAATCATAGGCTATCGCTATAGGCGTTACCGCGTTATCTGCTTAAGCTGTTTTTCGGCCCAGGACTCTTCGATATCAAATTTCGTGATCAGCAGGTCGTAGAATGGCTTAACAGACTTTTTCCAGGTGTCCAGGCTAATGGCGTCAGTAATCTGGCATACAGCAGCATAGGCTTCAGTCGACGGAAGTCGTTCATACCCACGCCCTCCGCAGCGCTTACAGTCAGCCAGAACAGGAACGCCCTGTTTCTCAGTAAGAGCCTGGTTCACTGCCTTGCCGCGCCCATGGCAATCACTGCAAGAAGCACTAACCACACCAGAGCCATTACACTTTTTGCATAGCACTTTGATGGATTCTTTGACCTTCACCATCCCGGACACGGTCATTCTCCCTTCTGGCTTACGGAATTTATTGGTAAACACGTCAGCCTCAATGAAGCCCTGACCGTCACAACAATCGCACTGCTTCACGCTGGCAGCGCTGCGGGAATAGTCCTCAAAAGCGAAGGTGGCCAACTGGTGCATCACCTGAGGTTTAACCGCGGCACCGAGCTTACGCAGTGCGGCAACCTTGTCGCATTTTGTCATCGCGTACTCAGCCAGCAGACCGATCGCCCGATCCCGGTCGTTATTGCTTATGCCCATCTTGCCGAGGAAGGCGCTGTAACCCATTGCGGCGCGTTCCTGCGTCATGCCCATGGCAGCCATTATGTCGGTACCGGTCAGTGAATCGGAGGCGGTAGCGCGCGGAGAATCGCTAATCAGTGTGGATTTAGCGAAGTGGTATTTCACTGTGTTTTCAAGGTTCATAGCGCTTCTCCAGCATAAGTTTTCACGTAATTCTTCAGTATCCGGTAGTCCGTTAGCACAGAGCCGGGAAAGTGGTATAAGCGAAGCCGCTGCCAGCGAACGCGGAGGTGATCGGAAAAACAGGATTCAAATGTCATACGGCCTCCAGCCCGGTGATTGTCAGTTCCAGCTTTCCACCTTTGGTAACGGGCATCTTCACAACGCGATAATCAACGACCTGAGCATCGTCCAGCCAGAAACCTGCTTTGGTGAGTGCGTCAAAAGCGGCCTTTTGCAGATTATCCAGGTCACGGCGACGGCGATCCGGCATGTGGCACTCAATGCGGATTTTCACGGGTGTAGCCAGGCCGATATCCAGCATTGAGTCTTTGATGATTCTGGCGACACTGTCGCGGTACGCCTGCCCCTCTGTGCTGATGTGCGTGCGCCCGCGGTTATGCCGGTAGTAGCGGTTGTTGCTCGGCGGCCACGGGAGGCTAATGCGGTATTCATTCATGCTTTCACGAGCCCCTCTTTAAGCCAGATGACCTGCGTGCGAGCCATGCCTTCCAGCGCGCACTCCTTTGCAAATTCCGCATCGACCAGACGGGTGCGGCGATCAATCTCGTCGTGGCAACTGCTGCATGCGATGGTGGCGATCAGGTCAGGCGGCTTGATTCCGGTCCCGCATAGACCAGCAAGACGTATGTGAGCCAGTACTGAGGTTTCAGGATTGCCGTTGCATACGCCGGGGATCCGCACCTGACAATCGCGGCCGCGTGCCGCTTTGCATAAATTAGCCATGTGACCTCCGCGCTTTCAGGCGATCCCATTTCACCTGGGTCAGTCGCGCGGTGTAGCCGAGCAGTGATGGGATTTCGGATGGCTTGAGTTCAGGCTTGCGCTTAGTGCGTGTCCGGACCCGGTAGATTTCGTTGGTGATGATGCGAGCGAGAGGGCTAGCCATTACGCAACCCTCCCGAAGTAATCACCTGAGTAGCGAACTTCACGGAGTTGCACGCCGTTTTGCACAGCAAATGCCTGGCTGTATTCGATGAGACTGGTCATGCGACGGATGCCCATCTTCGCAGTGCTTTCCCGGATGGCGCAGAACTCCCCTTCCAGACCCGGCACCACTTCACCAGGCTTACCGGTGGCAATGGCATGGCCTGAGACATACAGGACTTTCCATGAAGCGAGGTCGCGCGACTTGCCAGCCCATTGCAATTGCTTCGCTGTATCGCCACAGAGAGCGTGGAAGAGGTCGTTTTGGGCGAGAGTGCGGTCAGCCTCAGAAAACTTCACCACGAGCGGCAGAGCGTCGTTAACAGGCAGCTTCCTGATGTAGTCGATGAGGTTATCGCGAACGCGTTCGTCGCGGAGGTAGAAAACAGGCTGTTTCATACGCCACCTCCGAGAGGTAACGCAGAATACAGAAAATCGCAGGTGCATTTCTGCATCTGTGACAAGGTGAGAAGTTCATATTGTGGTCGCATTTAAGTCCCCTTAAATGCGCAGAAGTCTTACCGTCGGGCGTTCAACTCCGACGACGGTTAAATTATGGCTGGTTGATTATGGAAAATCAACATAAGAGAAAGGCCTTCGAAGAGGCCATTGGTGTCTTGATGCTGGTTTATAAATCTCTACCCGCCGGGATGATTCACAAAATACATTTGCAATTAGTACTTCAGGGAAGGCTGGATTTGATCTAGCTTGTTAAACAATCCGTAGATTATGATATCGGGATAAAAAACAGAAGGGATGGCCTGGTTATGAATAATGGGGTGTTTACTACCGTCATTACTGGTGTTTCAGTGTTTGTGTTGGGTCAGATATTTGTAAAATCCATGCTTGATCCTTACATTTCATTCAAGGAACATTTGGGGATGGTTTCGGCCATTCTCCTGCGTGAGCAAAATAAAATCCTTAGCATCAATGCGAAAAGCGAAGTAATAAACGAAATCAAACAGGCGTCAGCTTTGCTGTTGTCAAAATCTAATGCCATACCCTTGTATGGAATGTTGGCTACTTTACGTCTCCTTCCTCGATACAAAGATGTCCTTAAGGCCTCGTGGAATCTGAATCTTATTGCGTCTATTTTAGAAGAAGGAAGAAACACCACCCCCAAAGAAACCTATACAACTATTTCTAATTCTCTCAATGCGGTAGGCAGTAAGTTAGGGGTGGTTGTTACATACAGACCATCTTAGATCAGCAAATAATATCTTCCTGCTGCGGCGCTGCCGGCAGCGGCATCCAGTGGGTTGGGCTCCATGATGCTCCTGGTATAATCCAGCCATCTATATCTGCATCCGGATGCCCAGGGCAATTTGTTGCCCACTTCATTGCATAGCCGCCAGGAGCTGATTGCCATGGCGCAGCAACTATCACACCTGTTGATGGGCTTGGCATCCGCTTACTGCAAGCCACCCAACCGTCTGTCAACTCATCACGATTACTTACAGGTTCGGCACCATGAAGCATGGCGGCGCGGCAGGCGTTCCAGCCACCTCGGAAAGTGTCATCAAAAGAGTCATCTTCCATGAACCGACGCTTGTACTCTTCGCGGGTTAGCTCATCAGGCACAGATACCGGTGCTGGCTGCCACATTCCTGCCAACACGGTTTCAATCTGGTCAAACACAGCCTGCATGTCAGAAACATCAGTTATGACAGCGGGCGTGAAGATGTGGCGCATGGTGGCGTCACCTATCTTGTAGAATTCCGGCGCTGGCGGTGCGGTGTAGAGCGAGCCAGGCTTGATATCATGACGACGCATACGGATATCACAGGTTCGCTCTTCGTTTGGCGAAGACCATGCGACAACATCAGCCACAGCCTCCGCTTCGAGCGATGCCAGCGCGATACGCGCCAACTCGTTCAGGATTGCCACATCAGCGTGACCGAGGGTGTAACCAGCTTTCAAATCGGCAACTGCTTGGACGGCATGTTTGTCGATGTTGCTCATTGGAACCTCACATGATTCTTCCAGCGATTCTGTGCTGCGCTCTTTTTGAATTGATGCCCTTCACGGCTAACACCACCGAGCGTGAAGAGAACCATGCGTCGATTGCTTACATTCAGCCATTGGCGCGGGTAGCAGTTTTTCAGAGCGCGAAGAACGATGATTTTGGCTTTACGGTTTTTCATGACTGCGCTCCTTTACGAATTTGGGCAGCGAACTTCAGCACAAATCTTACTGTTGATTCATGCCATCCGAGTTTTTCTGTTTCTCTGGCAAGCATCTCCACACCGCTGGCCCGCACTTCAGCCAGGAAAGCGTCTGTTGCCGGGATTTCTGGCATACAATCAACTGCGTCGATATATTCTTCGGCTTTGTCATCCCAGACCCAGCAATCAGCCTTAATGAAGTTATTCAGCCCCGCATTCTCCGCAGCCAGAGCCGCGCACTTGGCTTCAAGTTCTTCGTATGTTGGTTTCATGCGGCAGCTCCTTCAAATTGGTAAGAAATTTTAATTCCCAGCTTTTTAGCCATGGCATGCTCAGCGACGGCACCTTCCGACTCTTGCCACCCATGCAGCATGTGAATGGCGTCGGCGCAGCGAAGCATCGCCAGGCAGATGTCCATATACTCACGCTGAGATAAACCATCCGGGAGCGTGGCCGGATTTAATGCCACATGACCACCTGATAACATCTGCTGTGCTACTGCGTTAAACATCGGACGGTTGTAATTTTCGTAACCTGTCATTGGTCCTGCGATGTAAATTTTCATACCCCTGCCCTCCCGTACTTGTCTGATAACTCGCCCATTTGCCTGTGGATTTCCGCAAGGTCACACCCTGCGCAGCCCAGAGCTTCGGCTATGAGTTCTTCCTGTTCTTTGGATGGCCCCGCTTGGAGAATCTGATTAAGTTTCCTGTTCGATACGCCGCAGTGCTTGGCGATGCTGATGAGCGTTACACCGTTATCCTTCGCCATGGTCCTAACCATCCAGCGATAATCACTCCATTCGCTCATACCCCTGCCCTCCCCCAAACCATCAATACTCGCTTCATAGCCGCGCTGTTGCGGCACTCCTGGCAGATCACGTTTTTCTCTGTGCGCTGCACCAGCTTCGAATTACCCTTCGGCATGGCAGGTATGGTTTCCGGTGCGTATTTCATTCCGTAGCTGGTCAGCCGATACAGCCGCTGGCCATGCTTACCTTCGAACTCGATCAGGCCGTCTGCAAACAACGTGCTTAACGGGCCGGAAATCTTTTTGGTGGTCATGCCGATCATGCTGGCAATACGAGCACTGTTCAGGCCCGGGTTGTTACGCAGGGCTGCATGAATCTGCCCGTGGATTGTTATGGTCATCAGAATCCCCCTTTCTTTTTCGGCTGCTGCTCACGCCCGCGGCGTTCTGCGGCGGCGGCCTGCTGGTCTGTGTCGTAAATTGCCCCGTTGATCTGATTGCAATAAACCGTTCCGGTACTGCCGTGGCGATTGAGTCGCAGGATTAACTCGGTTTCTCCCGGCGGCACGCTGTCATCGAAAGCACCTTCCCGGTGGATACCAACCCAGTAGTCGCAGTCCTGCTCAATCTGTCCTGTGTCGCGGGAATCGCTCGGTAACGGGCGTTTATTCACTCGCTTCTCCAGTTCGCGGTTGAGCTGGGTCAGCAGCACGACGACGCAGCCAAGCTCTTTTGCGAGATTCTTCAGACCTTTGGTGATCATCCCGTAGGCCAGGTCATTACGGTCGGCTTTTTCGGCGGTCATCAGCGTCAGGTAGTCAACCAGAATCATTCCTACGCAGCCCTTCTCGCGCTTGATTCGGCGGCTTTCGCTAACGATGTGCGCCAGTGACAGGCCTGGAGTGTCGTCGATGTATAGCATGTCGATTTCACTCAACCGACCGGCTGTGGCGATCGCTTTCTTAAAGTCGCCGTCGTAGTCGCCCTGGTACTGGTCATCGGCATCATCCGTGGCGGGCATGTAAAAAATGCTCGGGTTAATGCCCGACTTCTGACCAACCAGTTTTTCGAGGATCTGGTCGCCTGGCATTTCCAGGCTGAACATCAGCGCTGGCTTTTTCTCACGAACCGCGCAGTTGATCGCCATCTGCCCGTATAGGGTTGTCTTGCCCATCTTTGGCCTTGCGCCAATCACGAACAGAGAGCCTTTAACCAGACCTTTCGGCGCCAGCAGTCGGTCGAGTGACGGGATTCCGGTACTCATTCCGCGCTGTTCGCCTGAAGGGTCAAATCGCTTCTCCAGATCTGCCACCCAGTCATCCATAACCTCGCCGAACGACCGCAACCCACGACGACTTCCGGTTTTTGAATGGTCTGCGAGTTGGGTGAAAACACCCTGAATTGCCTCGTACTTCTGCGTGGCGCTCATGCCATTGCGGGAATACAGCAGCTCAGTAGCTTCGGTCAGTCGGCTGATGCCATAGCGCTCCATTGCGGCTTCGCGGACTGATGCAGCGTATGCCACGATGTTTGCAGCGCTCGGTGTGTTTTTTGCGATCTGCGCGATGTAGGCGAAACCGCCGATCTGCTCCGTAAGTCCTTTGCTTTCCAGAGAGTCGAAAAGCGTCAACCCATCGACTGGCTTGTTAGCTCGGAACATGTCACGTAATTCAGCAAAGACGATCTGATGAACCCGGATGTAAAACGACTCAGGCTTGAGCATTGCCAGCACTTTTTGAACACGCTCGCTGTTGTCATCGTCCAGCAGGAGTCCGCCGATGACGCTCTGCTCTGCTTCGACGTTGTGGGGTACGGTCAGGATTTCAGAGGTCATCACAGGCCCCCTCGCGCGTCTTGGCATACACATCCACGTTCAGGAAGTATTCGAGAGCCTTGCGGCGCCATGTGCGTCCCGTGCGCTGGTCTGGGCGGTTCTCCAGCATCCAGCGGCAGTTAGTGGCGATGTAGCTCAGATACGATTCCCAGTCGCTCAAGGTGAACTTATGGCCGTCGAGCTGCTGAGTTACTTTCCCGGCCTTCTGCCAGAAGGTGCGGATCAGAGCACGGCGCTTGTCAGTCAGTATCCTGATGCTCTGGGCTTCAGGCAGTACGCGATGGTAAACCTCGACTACCTGCTCACAGCTGAGAGAAGGTTTTTTCTGCTCTGGTTTTTCTGCTGCTGATGCACACTCTCTTACGTTAGTAAGAGAGTTATTTAATATATTGTTATCTGTGGACACTGGCTGGACATCGGCTGGACACTCCACCTCCGCAGGCATTGATATAACTGCGTTTGCGCTGGACACTGGCTGGGCATCGGCTGGACAAAAATTTGACTGATATTCGTCATATTTGACCACTTTTAGAACAGTAAAACGGTTGTTCGATTTGGTGGTGATCATGCCCAGGTTCTGGAATTTACGGAGCAGTGATTTAACGCGATCAGCGGTCAAACCCGTTTCCATTGCCAGTGTGTTGCGCCCGGTGATGAACTCTCCGCGTTCACAGATCACATCGCCGACATCCGTGGATACCAGTGTCTGTTCGTGATTGGCACGCAGGAGCAGGTGAACCCACAAATGAGCCGCCTCAGCATCCTTGTAGAACGGCACATCCATAATTTTACGGTGCAGCAAGGCAAACCCCTTACCGTCATTCGTGCGCGGTTTCTGGAGCCTTCTGGCCTCTCTGGCTTCGGCTAAATTAGATACGTTACCCACGGCCACTCTCCTTACGTTTCAGTTCTTCCAGGATGGCGCGCATCTTCTCTGCCACAATCGGGTTAACCGAGCGGATGAAGCGGTCGCGGGTTATGTTTTTATGTACAGCGGTATGGTAATAGCGTGGATTTTTTGCCATTATTCCTCCTGCAATGAGTGCACACGATTTGCATCTGAAGGCCAGTTCTGTTAGCGCAGACTGGCTTTCGCCATTTTTGAAACTTCCCATCACATAGCCCCCAGCATCGACGTAACCATCGTCATCAGCGGCCCTACCTGCTCAGGCATGAGGCGGAACAGCGACGCTATACCCTCGCTTACCTCTTTCAGCTTCTGATGCTCTGGAGCGTCCAGCAGCACTGCCTGTTTAGCCTCTGCGAGTTCTTTCTCGGCCTCAGCCAGGCGAGACATTTTGCAATCGGCACCGATCAGGCGAGTGCGATACTCAACCGGCAGGACCGCCATGATTGCGGGTGTCAGCTGGCGCACGTTCTCGCGGTACTGCTCAGAGTCGAAACGGTTATCGAGGAAGCGAAACAGCTTCTGGCGCGCCCGGCTGATGTCTTCCGGGAAGCTGATGGCGGTACCGCCCTGCTCCCGGTATTCGTTGATGATCAGTGCCGAAACGACGTCCTGATTGTCCAGCGCCGAAGACCATGCCCGGACCGCATCGCGGATCTTTTCGTGGTCTGGCGCCGCCTTAGGTTGAGCGCGGTTTATCATCGCTCCCGGGTGTATTCCGGTATTGTGTTGATACGCAAGTGAATGCATTGCTTTCCCTTTCGTGGTTAGGCCGCAGTATCACGCGGCGATGCGAATACCAGGCTTTCTTTTAGGACCGGAGCCTGGCGGTGAAAATTCTTCGTGCCTTTCTCGATAGCAGATGCCATTTCTGGAGATGCCCGGCGATTTCCGTAGGCGATCTGGTCCAGGTAACCTGGCGTCGTGTTAGCCAACTTTGCGAGCTGCGCCCATTCGTCGGTAGTGGCGGCCTTGCGCCAGCGGTGTAGTTCAGTGCTCATTGGTGTCTCCGGGTGAGTCGTTTGATTTGGAGTTTAGCGTTATGCTAAATACTACGCAAGCATCATTTAGCAATTTGCACATTTATCATTTTGCTAAAAGCAGTAACAATGCAGGTATGGAAAATAAAGAAATCAGAAAAGCCAACCTGGAAGCGCTGTACGAGAAGCGTCAGCACGAGTCTGGAATGACCAAAGCGCAGTTTGCCGAGCTCATCGAGACAAGTCCGGCTGCGCTTAGCCAGCTACTGGGACCAAACCCTCATCGCAATATCGGCGATAAGATGGCTCGCAAAATTGAAACTGCGCTTGATCTGCCTTTTGGCTGGATGGATGTTTTACACGCCAGTGAAGAACCTTCGAACGTTGCATTTCGAGGACTGAACGAGACAAAAGGAAGTTATCCTGTAATCAGCTGGGTAAGCGCGGGGCAATGGATGGAAGCTGTAGAACCTTATCACCGAAGAGCGATAGATCGCTGGTATGACACGACTGTTGACTGCTCAGAAGATTCATTCTGGCTGGACGTTAAAGGGGATTCTATGACCTCCCCGGCTGGACTGAGCATACCCGAGGGAGCAGCGATACTTGTTGATCCTGAAGTCGAGCCGCGCAACGGAAAGCTGGTTGTCGCGAAGCTAGAAGGCGATAACGAAGCGACCTTTAAGAAGCTTGTAATCGATGCCGGCAGACGCTTCCTAAAGCCCCTTAACCCCGCATATCCAATGCTAGAAATTAATGGAAACTGCAAAATCATCGGCGTTGTGGTTGATGCCAAAATACTAAACATCCCATAACCTCACGCAAAACCCCTCAAGCCCGCCATCGCGCGGGCTTTTTTACGTCCCGAATTCCTTCGCTGTAAATTTTTAATCGCTTATTAATCAATACGCTAAATAAAACCATTCAACAATTTAGCATTTTGCTATTGCGCATAATTTAGCATCACGCTAAATTTACCCCATCGAAACGAAACATCGACAGCTGAGCGAAGTTAGCCAGCGGCGAAGTGGAGATTCGGTCAGTCGAACGGCGCGACAGTAAACCATGCGTCGGACGCCCGGCGGGCTCAGGGAGAGCGGCAATGGTGCGTAACTGGAATGTTTTGTAATGGGGTGTGGCTGGGCCTGCATGGACTGATCACCCATGAAAACTTCGGTTCGAATCCGTAGCACTCCACCACAAAGCATTTCTCCCGCATCAGCGGGTAACGACAGAGGGTAAGTCAATGATTCGTCTTAACAACGAAATTAAAAATCAGCTATGCCATAACCTGCTTCTCGCATCCCCATTGTTTGAGAAAGCGAAAGCTGCGGTTAATGAGAGGGCGAAAATTGTTGAAGAAATTCGACAGGCATTGCTCAAGCAGGAAAACACTAGCGATGAGCAAATAACTAAGGCTCGGGAAGATTTCAAAGATAACTCCTTCATCAAGATGAAGGTCGGCGCTAAAACTGCAATTTTAAAGGTCATTATTAATGGTGAGTATCACGAATTAGCCAGGAACGGTTTGGATCATCGCTATCGCCACCGTGGAAAACATATTGGTAAGCACGATCTTGAAAGCGACCTGTTCTTCGGAGCTTCCTTCGCGCCTGTAATTGATTCGGGTTTCGTTCCTGAAAGTTACAGCACGCTGAAGAAAGTTGGAAAATTACACGACCGACTCACTGAATCGACGGTAACCATCAACGTTCTTTACGATGAAGTTGATGCCTTCCAATTGCAGGTTAAAGGTGCTCTAACCAAAGTCTCAACTGTTAAAAAACTGGCTGAGATGTGGCCTGAGGCAGTGCCATATTTGCCTGAGGTGGAACGCCGTGAAGCGACCAGCACCGCACTTGCCATTCCCGTTGAAACGCTAAACGCCCTTTGCGGCATACCAAAGAATGAATGACCCGCTCCGGCGGGTTTTTTATCGGCCATACATAGGCAGATTTTCGAGTCTGCCCATTTATGACAACCGGCGGCCATCCACCGCCCATTGAAACACTGAATAAATGCGTTGAAGTCTTGTATTAACCGTTCCGTTCGCCGCGATAAGGCCAAGAGGAAATCATGGTAAACCAGCAGCAGATCAGAGAGGCCCAACGGCTCGCGTCGTTCGCGGTGCTCCATCGCAATGCTCCGGCGTGGGAAGAAGCAAAACGCCTTTACGCCGTCGCCATCGGGAGGACTCTTCACTGATGGAAACTTTATTCGCACTCGTCCTGACCGTGGCAATGACCAACGGTGATTATCAGGATGTCATTCTCGGCGTTTACGACAGCCAGCAGGAATGCAGCCTGGCAGCTACAGAGCAGAAAGTGTCAGCTGAGTGCTGGCCGGTAGAAAGCATCATCCGCAACGGCGAGTTCCCGGCGAAATCCATCGCGCAGCAGTAACCACCCTATTCAACCGATCGGCCTGGCATTACGCGGGCGGGATCTGCACATCCAAATTTCAGGAGAAACCATGAGCGAAGTAACGGACTTAACTGTCATCGAAATCAAGCCGGAACAGGCCCCAGTGCTTTACGTAGCGGGCGGCCTTGACGCGTACCTTGAGCAAATCCGCCAGGCTGTAAACGAAGTGCCGGACCTGTCCACGAAGAAAGGCCGTGACCGTGTTGCCTCTCTGGCAGCGCAGGTGTCCCGCAGCAAGACGGCAATCGAAAAGCCGGGCCGTGAGTACCTGAAGCGCCTGAAAGAGGCTGTGCGTCCGGCTGAGGCCGAAATTAAGCGATTCGTTGATGCCTGCGACGAGCTGCGCGATGCGACCCGCCGCCCACTCACCGAATGGGAAGCCGAGCAGGAACGCATTAAGGCTGAAGAAGCCATGAACGCGATGCACGCCGAAGCGCTGGAGATGAACATCAGGTTCGATCAGGAGCTGGCTGCCAAGTTCGAAGCGGACCACGAAATGGCTCTACTGATGAACAAGGATTTTGACCGTGACCGCGAAGAGCAGCGCCGTCTGGCGGAACAGGCTCAGCGTGAACGTGATGAGCGGCTGAAACAGGAAGCGGCAGAACAAGCCCGCCGCGATGCCGAAGCGAAGCACAAAGCGGAGATTGAAGCCGCAGCGCGCCGTGAAGCCGAAGAGAAAGCCCGCGCTGAACTGGCGGAGCGCCAGCGCGTCGAAGCGGAACAGCGTGCAGATCGCGAGAAGCAGGAAGCGGAAGCCAGGGCGGAACGCGAAAAAGCCGCGGCGGTTGAAGCCGAGCGCCTGAAGGCCAAACAGGCCGAAGATGCCCGCCTGGCCGAAGAGAAGCGCCTCGCCGATGAGCAGGCAAAGCGTGAAGCTGACGTTAAGCACCGCAAGACGGTCGGCACCAACATCGTTAACGCGCTCACCAGCCAAACCAGCTTAACCCGCGAGCAGGCTATCGAAGTGCTTACCGCTCTGAAAGATGACCTGATCCCCTGCGCGAAAATTCATTACTGAGGCAACCATGAACGCATACCTCACTTACGACCGCATCGAAGATCGGCGCTGGGCTGAGCAGCAGATCACCGACGAGAAAGAGAAGTGGATCGACGACCGGGCGCAGAAAATCATCGACATGATGCCTAAAGAGCCGTCCGGCCTCTTCCACTTCACGATCCCGATAGACTCCAGCCCATACGAAGGGCTTCGCAGCGATAAAGCTGGCGAGGCCTACAACGATTTCATTTCGGTAGTTGCTTACGCCCAGGCGGAATACGACTGGGAACACCGTACCGGCTGCCCGTTTTAATTTTTGAGGGATTTAACAATGAGTACTGCACTTTCCACCATGGCCGGGAAACTGGCCGCACGCCTCGGCATGGATGCCGGTACAGACCTGATGAATACGCTGAAGAATACAGCGTTCAAAGGTGGCAACGTCACGGACGAGCAATTTACAGCCCTGCTAATCGTCGCCAACCAGTACGGCCTGAACCCATGGACCAAAGAGATTTATGCCTTTCCAGATAAAGGCGGGATTGTCCCGGTCGTCGGCGTTGATGGATGGGCTCGCATTATCAACGAACATCCTCAGTTTGACGGCATGGAATTCTCTTACGACAAGGAGGAAGGCGCGTGTACCTGCAAGATTTACCGCAAAGACCGTAAGCACCCGACCATCGTCACCGAGTACATGGGAGAGTGCAAACGCAACACTCAGCCATGGCAGTCCCACCCTACCCGCATGCTTCGCCACAAGACGCTGATCCAGTGCGCGCGTCTGGCCTTTGGTTTCGCTGGCATCTTCGACCAGGACGAGGCAGAGCGAGTAATTGAAGGAACAACGGCAGAGGTTCATGCGGGCCATGAATCAGATAGCCGCCGCCCGGAACTGATCGCAAAAGGTGAGTCCGCCGCGCGCCTTGGAACCGTTAAGTATCAGGAGTTCTGGGTGGCGCTGAGCGCCGAAGAGAAACAGGTGATCGGCGCAGTTGAGAAACGACGCATGTATGACATGAGTCTTGCTGTCGACAACGCCGAACCTGTCAATGTCGCAGAGACGGAGGCTGAATGATAGAGCAACGCACCCCTGAATGGTTTGCTGCGCGCTGCGGCAAGGTCACAGCCAGTCGCCTGGCTGATGTCATGGCCCGGACTAAGTCGGGCTACTCCACCAGCCGCCAGAACTACATGGCCGAGCTGATTTGCCAACGGCTGACCGGGAAGCTGGAGGAAGGGTTTTCGAATGCCGCGATGATGCGCGGCACTGAACTTGAGCCAGTGGCACGCGAAATGTACGCGCTGAATGAGTTCAATGCGGCAATCACTGAAGTTGGGCTCATCGATCACCCAACCATACCCGGATTCGCAGCCAGCCCGGACGGACTTGTCAACGACGACGGGCTTATCGAAATCAAATGCCCCAACACCTGGACCCATCTTGAAACGCTGAAAACTGGTGAGCCAAAGCGCCAGTACATGCTGCAAATGCATGCACAGATGATGTGCACCGGGCGGAAATGGTGTGATTTCGTTAGTTTCGATGATCGCCTGCCGCCTGACCTCGCCTATTTCAAGAAGCGGATTCATTTCGATGAAGAGCTGGCGCGCGAAATCGAATCTGAGGTTAAGAGCTTCCTTGCAGATCTGGAATCGGAAATTCAGAAAATCACAGAGCGTGCAGCATGAAACGCACACCATTTTACCGCAGGCCAGGGCGCACCGGGCTATATCCAGCAAAGGCAGTACCCGCGAAACAGCGAGTGATGTCGTAGCCACTTTGGGAGTGCAGTGATGATGAAGCTGATTAATCGCAGTAAGCAATCACCTATTGGTCGCCGCGCTTGCGATGTTGCGCTGGCGGCTCACTTGCAAACATATGGCGACTATGGGCGAAGCAAGATGAAAGAGACTTATACGGTGAAGGTTGAAGGCGTGAAAGTCTGGGTGGAGGTGGTGAACCGAAAGGCGAGCTACGTGGCCACAGCGATGACCGGCATGCGCCGTCTCCGCTCCCTGCCCGGGCAGGTTGGTTGAAAAAGATTTTGAATGGCCCGAACGGGCAACTGGAGAGAGCTATGGATGATATTTTGGTAACGTCAGACCTGACCAGTCGCTACAAAATTTCACGCAAAACCCTTTGGTCATGGCAAAGTGCAGACACAATGCCTCGGGGCTTCGTATGCCCGTTCCCACCCCCTGACTGGCCCGGCAACCCTAACCGCTGGCGCTCTGAGTCAATCAAAGAGTGGGAGGATAAAAAGAAGATAAATTAACTGAAGGGCTCTCCGATGATCTCTTCAAGATGGCTCTGCCAAACGCGGAGCCAGTGTTTCTGATCATCGATATAGTCATGAAGGTTGTAATGCGCCATAACCCCCACCATCTGATGCCCGAGCAGCTTTTCAATTACGTGCGGCGGGCAACCTAACTCAGAGAGATTTGTGGCTATCGTCCGCCTCATATCATGAAGCGACCACTCTGCCATACCTGTTCCATTCCAAATAGAACGGGCGTAATTGGATGCCACAGGTGAATGAACGGGCGAATCTTTGATCCCGCCATCAATTTTACGTTGTGAAGTCACCAGGTGATTGGTGTTTATTTTCTTGAGGTGATTTCTGACCAGGTTAACGGCGGCGTCTGAGAGTCCCCTTCTAATATGTACCCGAGTTTTATAACTGCCCGCAGGCACGACCCACTCATTATCATCCAATCGAAACCATGATCTCTCACTAAGTCGAATCTCAGCCGTACGGCATCCGGTAAGCATAATAAATTTCACCAGGAAAACGGACTCTATCGACATATGGCTTTTCAACCACTGATAGATTTTGCGCAGATCGTCATCGTCCATCCTGCGAGTTCTCTTTTTAGGCTTTTGCCCGACATCAGATGGCAGTAATCCCTCGAGTGGGTTTGAGGCGATCACACTTCTGTTAACGCAGAACCTAAACGCCCGTTTGCACAGCGAAAGCATGTAATGAGCCATCACCCTGCTTTCTATAGAATCGAAGACGTTGATCCAGTGCATTTTCGCTGTGTTATCGACTTTGACATTCTTCATCGGTTCGGCGATATGTTTCTCAAACACCTGGCGATAGTAATCGACTTTAACTAGCCCGTTAGCGATACAGTGCCTTTCAATCCAGTAATTGAACGCTTCGGCAACGGACATCGCTTCCTGTCGGGTCTGCTTATCCAGCTTCACCTGCTCTCGCGGATCCAGTCCCTCAGTTAACCAGTTTCTGAATTGTTGGCGACGCTCTCTTGCCTGGGTGATACTCATTGCAGGATAATCACCAACATTGAGTTTTACCGCTTTACCGGCCCAGCGATACCGATAGAAAAATGATATTTTTCCGGCCTGGCTGATTCTGGCGTTGAGCCCGTGCGAATCAGAAATAATCTCGATATCATCTCTTTTCTTGCCGAGCGCCTTCCTGAGCTTTGTGTCGGTGATCAT